CGTGAATTCAATCTTTGGATTTTCCGTTCCAACGTTACCAACGTTGAAACTTCCTTCCTCGTTTCCGAGGAAGAGGTCCTTAGAAGACTAGAACGTAACTTGTCGGTCGCTTCCTTGGTTCTATGAGACATAGTCTCAGCAATATCAAGGATGTTAGGTAGCATTGCGATTCCCACAGATTCCCATCCGGGGAACCACTCTGCTACTAACGCGATCTCTTCCTGGTCGGAAGAGAGCTCTGCAACATCAGTGTAGTAATGTGGATTATCACCAAGTTGAGGCACTGCCTGTGAAAGGTAGCCACCTCGCCCTAGGAGATCCATAATCCTCGCTGAACGGTTGCGGAAGGTTCGAAGACGCACATCCTTACGGAAGGCATCCTCGATTTCGGGGGTCAACCTATCGTATAAGGGCTTACCCATTGGGTTCCAACCTAAACCATAAGGTTCAGGTAGTTCCGCAATGAACTCTATAATACGGCGTTGCCGTTTACGGAGCAGGCACATAGCTGACGGGCCAAGGTTCTTCAACATGTCCACAAAGGACTCGTCTGAACACCTACCCTTCCACTTAAAGCCTTGGTAGACTCTAGATGGAGTGATTATTCGACCCAAAAATTCTCCAGTGCTTAAGGCCGATAATACCTTCTGAGGTTGAATCGGAACACCGATTTTATTCATATAATCGATGTAAGCTTGAGCAACTAAGGGACTGGAAGTCCAAAAGTCGTCACCCACTATCCCATACTCATACTGTGAAGTCTTGAGTGTAGGATGCAAGCTCTGATAAAGAGCCTGTACTATCGCGTGATGACAAAGAGTGAAAGCTGCAAACGACGGTTTCAAACCCAAAGGTTGACCAACGGTCCACCTAACATTCAACTCGTAAGTCGAGTGTTTATGGGGGACCACGGTCCAATCGCCACGGCAGCAACTCTTAAAGAATTGCAACCATCTTGGTTGGATACCCATTCCAGCCATAAGGTGGAGTTGAAACTCCAAGGGCAGGTTATCTGATGCATTTGACAAGTCAGTGCACCAAACACGCCTGCCTTCCTTAAGGCAATTCTGAAGTGCTTCCACCCCAGAGTTCTGGTCATAGGTAAAATCCTGTGGAATTTGACGTAAAACCCTACAAAGTGCATCATACAGCGGTGTTAATGCTGCCTGATACACCCTAACAGGGTTCGCTGCAGAACGGAGCTTGTACCCCGCCTCCTGAATTAGAGCGATCTGACCCATATAGGGTCTTTCCTCTCTGGATTCCTCAGGTGTTGTACCGGCCTTTCTATCGAATTCGAGATTCGTTTCAAGATCGGCAATTAGGAGACCCTCTATACCTTTTAAGGTACCAGAGAGTATATCCCAATTGTTCAACGTCCACTGAGGACGCGAAAGTAGTGTTCGGAGTCCTGTTCGCAGGACTCCCTCAGGTTCGGGTATCGTCTTAAGTCCTTCTGGACTCCTACGCGTATCACTTGCGTGGAAATCCACAAGGGGTGAACCAGTTTCTGTGTCAACTTTAGTCTTTAGACTCAAGATTGGCGAACTCAAAACTAGTTTGAGCCCCTCCACGAAAGTCTCCGCATCCAGATCGTCACGACGAATAGAAGAGATTGCTTTCTTCCATTGTCTCTCGGTCACCTTCAATTTAGGGTGATCAAAGGTGAGTCCAGTATAGATCAGGACAGCGTTCCACGCTCGTCTAAAGTCTCGCTTACTCATACGAAACAATGCGGCGAACGCACCGGATGGTACACCATTGCGCAGCTCATACCAACTGTCACCCTTTTGACGGGGTGCAGGGGGTAATCCGGCAAAGTAATGGAGAAGATCAAGCTTGAGAAGCTTGAGCCTTCCAACCGTCCATTCTTCCCCCGAATCATGGCACCACTTAGATACCAATGAGACGAGTTGATTGGCTACATCGGGACGAATCCCGATGCCACGAAGCCGATACTGCATAGCCTTTGCGTCAAGCGCCATCTGATACTCCTTAAAGGATGTCAGCAGGACTAGGTCAGTAGTGACCCCCCCGTCGACCAGACGGAGTTGAGATGTG